TATTCAACTTCAAAAAATTTTTTAGACATTGATATCTACTTGACATGGATCCATAAAAACCAAACTGACTTTTCACATGTATTGTTGTATGTATTATTCAACTTCAAAAAATTTTTTAGACATTGATATCTACTTGACATGGATCCATAAAAACCAAACTGACTTTTCACATGTATTGTTGTATGTATTATTCAACTTCAAAAAATTTTTTAGACATTGATATCTACTTGACATGGATCCATAAAAACCAAACTGACTTTTCACATGTATTGTTGTATGTATTATTCAACTTCAAAAAATTTTTTAGACATTGATATCTACTTGACATGGATCCATAAAAACCAAACTGACTTTTCACATGTATTGTTGTATGTATTATTCAACTTCAAAAAATTTTTTAGACATTGATGTGTGAATGACATACATGGTATATCGGTCACATGTATTGTTGTGTGCAACTTCAAAAAATTTTTTAGACATTCAATAATACATGGTATATCAAACCGACCACTGCGCCTCCTCGTGAATCTCCTTCGAAAAGTGCGCCAACTCCTCCATCAGAGAATGGATCTCATATTCATCGTCCGATGTATCCAGCATTATGTTGACACGCTCCTTTTGCCAATTGAGATTCGTGAGTTCCTGCTCGTGCATCACTCAAAGTGAACAACCGCCTTGAAATGCCCATTGATATGCGAGATGACCACCTCTTCGTCGCTGTTCTCGCGCGGCAGGGAAATCATACCATTCACACTCAGAGTCGGTGGTGCGATGCGATGCACCTTGACACTGCCCGTACAATACAACATAACGCCGCGATAGTCCGTAAGAACCTCAATAGGACCAGACATCAAGTCAGTGACGACCGAAGTCGTATCCACACGAAGTCGTTCCGATATATACTCATAATCACGAATACTAGGAGCTGGAGCGAGCGGCGCTTCATCAATAGCCGATAGAGAAACAACAGTGAACCTCATCTTGTTTTTGTGTTTGTTCCCGTGAACAAAGTCTAATGCTATACATCACGTCATTTTTTTCTTACTTAATAATATTATGAGTAATAACCGTGAAAATTTGAAGAATGCCATCACCCTATCGTATCTCAAAGGTGATAAAAATGTATATAAAATTACGAGTCCTAACAGACGGTTCTCGCGCTTAGTGAATAAGAATTCGTTAGCACAGTACCTTGATAGAAAAAACATAAAGGAATTGAATCGAATGATATCAAAAAATAATGTGCTTAAATTCATTGCAAGAAATAAACAACAAAAACGCAATGTGCCGATATATCACTTTGTAGAGAACCCATTTCCTAATACTTATTATAATAACTTTATGAAAAAGAATAACTATGTATTAAGAAAATATAATCAACATCGTGGTATGGTTACAGTCCGCAATCCAACGGGATTCTCTCAGAATTTAAAGCTTACAAATGTAAATCATTATGAACTGTCAAAGAACAATCAACGTTATCTTCGGGCACTTCGTCGCCAGAATGTAAAAAACACGAACGAGTTTCACAAGACTCAGGCACTGAAATTGAGTAAAAAAATGGTTCAGCAACTTTTTTATAAAAATGGACTTCCAAATGTATGGATCAATTCAAATGGACGAGAGATAAATGCACCTTCAACAACAAATATTGAAAATTATAAAAGTCCACGCCATATGCTTGCGGAAGGATATCAGAACTTATTGAAACATTTGAAAAACTCGATAAATATCTATCACCGAACTCATCCTAATTTAAAATTAAAATATCATTACCGCCAGATTAAAGTACGAAAGTGAATTATTATTAATGCGAAACAGGCTAGTGATGTTAAGAATACCAGTCCAGCAACTATATCGTTTCTTATCAAAGTTGAATATACCAACACTTAAAAAATTTGCTCAACTTCTTGAATGGTGAACATTAAAAAAGAGTAAGTAGAATGTCAGTGCACTTTTCCATGAGAGGTTTATAATCTGACGTGTCACCCCACTTGCGAAAACACAATTCAGCGCGGTCAAGTATAGCCTTTAATTCACTGTTGTGTGTCGAGGCATAAATATTAGTAGCAGTCTTGAGCGCGCTTTCCATCTGATCCATTTTGTGATACCCGGGTCTCTCTATTGTTCTTTAGACCCAGGCATCACATGAATTTGAAAAAAATATTTACACAAGGTAACAATGCCCTCACCCCAACGTGAGAACCGCGAGGGAAATATAATTCCGGAATTGGCAAAATTAAAACACGAGCATGATATGCTTCGGCTAAGAAATCAAAGCCATATAGCGTTCAAACAGCTTCATAATGCTCTTAAGGAGATTGATCAAAAATTGAATAAGAATTTAAGAAGACTCAATAGTCGAAAAAGAAGTAGTTTAATGTTTGCTGAAGGAAAAAGAAAAATGACCAAGAATCTCCTTGCATTTAATCAAACTAAACAAACAATAGAAAACACGCATAAAACTAAAAGTAATCAAGCAAGAGCACAAGCCAATAGAAATAAACAAAATGTTTATGAGCATATTGCAATGTTACAAAAAGCAATTGCGGTAAATGAATTGAAGACAGCCAGAACAGAAGCGCGTGCAAAATTAAACAAACTTGTAAACACTCAGAGACAAGAAGAAAGCCAAGCCTTGCGTAACATCGCTCGTCGCAGAGAATCTACAAAGAATAGATTGAATGCAATACTTGCTAAATCAAATAAGAACATTTACAAAAATACCTCAAACAACAACCTTCGATTCTTTATAAACAAACGTGCTAGTGTATATGGAAATGCTCACAAGAACAAGGCTAATAAGTTTGAAAGAATCTTAAAATCACGTCGGGAACTTCCAGCATTCAAACAAACTCAACAAGGAAAAAATACCATTGCGCTAATTGCCAAGTTGAAGACGGAAAAACTGACGAAACGTATGCCACGATTTATAAGTGGATTTTTGAATACATTAAAAGAACAACATCGGAGAAAATATGCTGAAAATCTTGTAAAAAAAATTGTAAGTAATCCTAGTAATTTGGCTGAAGCGAGAGAAGCAGAGAGACACGCCAAGATCACACAAGGTGGTGTAATGGGTTTTCAAGTAAACTTGCGCACTCCACCTCCTGCATGGAATTATTTGAAACAAATGCCAATAAACAAAACACAATATAGTAGATTTATAGAATCCATGGATTCAACTTTATTACCTAAGATGATTGAACAAGGTGCTTCATTCTGGAAAAGTATTAAAAATAATAAACAATACAGAGGAAATATACCGAATTCAGTACCAGAATTACTGCCAAGACCTGCCGATATGAGTCTTCGTGAATACGCTAGAATTAAGACACAGTATGAGTCTAATTCCAGGCAATGGTTGAAAACTTTATGGACTGTATGGTTAAGATGGAGAGACGCCCACCCTAACTGAATGTGGAAATGAAACGAACTTTTTCACATGTTTGTTCTGCAAGATTGTACAACTTCACAAGATTTGACTCGCCTATTCCACTCAGATGAACATCTGTCACGAGCGCAATCAATAGATGATATTTTTCGTAAAAGTTCTCAGCAGACCACACTCCACCGTACGGTAGCTTCGTTTGTGGATTAAAGGTGTGCCTAAAATCACGCAAAATATCTCTGAAAATATCTTCCATTCACATACCGCTATTTCTGGTCAACGTTTTAAATTCCTCAGCGAGTCGTCGCTTACACACTTCATATGATGGATCGGATATACACCTTCTCCACACACGTTGAATCACTTGAACAGAGTGATTCATCATGATCATTTCAGTGCGCAACGTTCCGTATGTCATTTGAACATACACATTATATACATTATCAATAACACTATGAATATGTAAATCAGGATTCTGAGGATATGGCACGTTCATAGCACCCCATACGACATACCCGAGTACGTCCCGACACTGTATCAATATAAGCGCTATATGTGTATACTGATATATGTGAATCCATGGTGCAAAAACATCACGTAGTGTAGCTTTGATGTTTTCGTTTGTGCCTTCATCGAGACCATCCAGATCTTCCCAATATCGACGAGGGACGTGCACAGTCAGTTGGAACCGAAGTTCCTCACGCAGGTGCGCTTCAAAACGATCCAACTGTTCGTCGACAGTCTCCATTTGATATTATTTTGTTTGTACATGTTAAAATGACAGGCTTGGACACTACACAAATTTTGCTGATTATTCTCATTGCAATCGTCTTCGTTGGCGTTTTTATGCGCCCACGCCGTCGTCCCACTGGTTGGTACGATTACCCCACGCGCCCTAGCCCAGGGTGGTGGCCGGAACACCGCGCTTACCGGGGGGAGCGCAAATGAGTTCTAACTGTGGATCTTTTTTGAGCCGAAGTTCAGATGGTACCTTGGTCGGCCAGACATATCCATGATGTTCATATTCACCAACATCAAATGAATAATACGTTGGGTTTTTGCGGTTGAGACTCGCACGGTGAGACAACATCACGGGGTCCCATCCCCACCACCACGGAGGTCTTGGGTTTTTGCAGTGCGGCAACTTTTGCATGTTGTTCTTGTATCCTCGCGAAATCCATTCATCAATCATTGTATTACAGTACATTGCCAGAAAGCATGTATGACCAGCCCACATAAGAGTCGCCGGGTGTTTCGTCCATCCTTTTGTGACTCCTGTGAGTGCTCGCCACAACTGATACGCCTCAACGCGCTGTTTCCCGAGTCGACGGTAATCAAGAGCTTTCGCACATTCAACGACTGAGCTGGATGTGACAAAGGTGTTGACCATTTTATCGATATTGAAAATATCAGTTTCGTACCAATGACATTACATGTTTTTGTGTTGAGGAATGATGAATGATGGATCTGGATTTGATGGTGAATAATTTGCCACAAGTTGTTTGACCAGAGTGGCATTTGTCTTGACAATTAATTTTTGACGTTGCTGTGTGATTCCTTTCACTGAACGTTTAAGATGACTAGCAATTTCTTCATCAGTAAAACCTTTCTCAGTCATGGTTTGAATTGCATCTTTTTCATCACGTGAATACCCTTTTCCGTAGTTCTCTTCACCGAGTTCCTTGTGTGTCTTTGTCCGAAAACGCAAAAGACTTTTGTAATATATCATTGTGAAGTGTTCACGGTCCTTAGTCGGTAAAGCGAGAATTTGTTGTTCGAGAGTGTGTAATTGAAGTTCCATTATGTTTGGTTTTGACTTTCATTGTTGACCGTAGCGTCCTCACTACATTTTTTTTACATTTAAACCCGGTGGACGTTGGATGACAAATGGCACATGAAATTTCAGATTTCATCGACTCTGTCAAGGAGCTCCTGACTGATGCACAGTACAAGGAGGGTATGGAGGTGTGTCAAAAGATTTTCAACGAGACTGAGGTGAAAGAGAAGCTGTACAGAATGACGTATCTAAGACCTTATACATTCATAGATGAACATTGTAACGACGAAGAATGTGATGATATGAAGTTTTACGTGAGTTTTAAAAAAACAAAAAGTCTCGTAAAATTGAACGACGATCGCGCCAAGAGAATCCTAGAAACCAACATGTTCCTCGGATCAGACGAAGAGATGCGATCGTTTATTGAACTCAATTTGTTTGATGCATTCCCATGCGACCAAATTGAACTTGATCATGAGATGACGTGGCACGAATTTCCTGTTTTAAATCTTGAACTCGTATAAATGAACAATCAGGAGTACATAAACGCACTGCGTAGACAACGTGAGTTGGCACGTAAAATAGAAAGGTTTAGATATGCACGAGGTTATGTCGAGAACAACAATACACGCAACAGATTGAATAGAAAGATTCGCACATTAATCGCAGCAACTGCTCCACTTGAGGAGCAGCTTCATATACTCGGGATTGGAGTTCCAGAGAACAAAAAAAGACAACTCAAAAAGCAGAGTTATGTTGTATCAATGCAAAACATGGCAAGACGTGGTTTAAAGAAACGCCAGAACGCACATGCACAGCGTACAGCGGCACGGAGATCATCTGTAGTCGGTGCTCATCATACAATTCCTCGGCGTTACATACCAACGTTCTCTATGCGCCGACCCATCACAAAGAAAAGACGAGTCACGCGATCAGTGACGAGTCTCACGCGTTATTTGTCGTCTTCGTGAGGTTCCACCAATTCTTTTTTAGTTTTGGATATAACAGTTTTATAGTTGGTTTATTTTCAAAATTTCTATAAAACCTTTTTGTAAATCTATCAATTTGACCAAGATCATTTGCCGCTTTTTTATAGGTAGAGTATCGTTTTGTCACATAGTTTTTAAATTCTTCATTTGATTTGTTATGAAGATTTTTTATAAGTTGAGAAACACCTGGTATTGATCTACCATTAGTACTGTATTTCACATGAACTGGAGCTGGTGGAATGGGTCCTCTCCATCTATGAACATTTCCCAGTCCAATTAATCGGCGTTGTTCGCGTGGAAGTTTTGCAAGTGCTTTCCATGCATTTGTGACCCGTGTAACGTTCCAATGAGGAACGTTTGAATTAATAATACCTAGTTTGGGTGCTATTTGTCTATAGTTCACGTATGGTGTACTACCTCTGTGTATATTAGGAAGTTTGGGTCTAATACCGATTATCTGACCTTGTTTAAATTGTTTCCATGCATGTTGAAGAACTCTAGCAGCATGTGGATCTCTTAAAGCAATAGCTAGCATTCTTTGATTTCTCGGTGAAAGCATTTTCAAAATGTAATTTCTTACATTCTGTGGAAGATTCGTGAGTTTGATTTCACGCTGAGACGTGACTGAAAGTTGGTGAGAAGAACTCATATTATTACTTTATATAATTAGACCCCAAGAACCTGGAACGTTCTTGGGGCCGAAGCCCGAAAACTTTGTTTTCGTAGCAGCTGCCCTTTTTTTTGTTTTTTTTTGTAGATTTCGCTTGCAGTGGACGTTCAGTTGGAGAAGGCCAGGCCACCCATTCCAGACTGGATACGCAGGATGTTGTAGTTCACTGCGAACAGCTTCTGCAGGGTTGCGGCGTTGTTGGACTTCATCTGCACGGACACCTGGGCGTTGTCAATGCGAGAGAAGTTGCAGGTGCCAGTTGGCTGGTGCTCCTCGGGCTGCAGAGCGAAGGAGTACGTGTAGATACCGGGGTAGGGGGTACCGGTGTGGTGGTAGAATGGCTGGACCTGGTTGAAGTAGTTGCCGTACTGCTCCTTGAAGCGGTCCTGACCGTTCAGGATCACCTTGAACAGGTGCAGAGGACCCACCTCGATACCGGGAGCAGTGCCACCCAGGACCTGGGTGCCCTGCTCGATCCAGTAGGCGTTGCCAGAGAAGACGTTGTTGCCCAGACCGAATGTGGCGGCGACTGCACCAGCAGTGGACACCAGGTGTGGCACACCCGTCGCATTGGGTGCCAAGTAGTTGTTGGTTGCCTGGAAAGCCAGCACGTTGGACGTCACGTTCACGTTGCCAGTGGCTGTGCAGAAGTTCCACATGGCGTTCAGCTGAGCCGAGGCGCTGGCTGCAGGGTTGGTGTAGCACCACACCAGCTCCTTCACTGGGTGGTTGAAAGACAGGCGGATCAGCTGGACGGAGCCCTCAGTGCCAGTTGTAGCCAGCTGGTCACCGCCAGTGTGCTGCACCTGCTCGATCAGGTACTCGTGACCCTTCTGGGCGAAGCGGCGACGCTCCTCAGTGTCCAGGTACACGTAGTTGGCCCACACCTCGAAGGCGTTGGTCGTGCCGAAGTAGCTGCTGTAATAGGCAGTCAGGTCGAAGTCCAGGCGCACCTCGTGGTACTGCAGGGCAATCAGAGGCAGGTACAGACCGGGGTTGCGGTTGAAGAAGAACAGCAGAGGCAGGTACACCTTGGATGGGGACAGAGCGAGCGTGCCCGTGGCAATGGGGTTGGACATGGTCGTCATCTTGCCCCATGCGTACTTGTCGGACTCGTTCAGGAACACCTCGGCGTACAGGCGCCACCAGGTCTGGTAGTGCTTGTCAATGCGCTGACCACCGATCGTCAGCTCAACGGCGGCAATGGCACGCTCAGCCACCCAGTTGGTGTCGAAGTTGGCGTTGTTGGACGTCAGCACGTTGGATGTGGGCGTCAGGGCGACGTGCATGTTGCCGACCAGGTCGCCGTTGCGGGCAATGGTCACGGACACACGGCCGCTGCTGGATGGAGAGCCGTTCGTCGTCTGCTGGATCAACTCCATGGCAAAGTTGGTGTGGCGCTTGTACACCGCCTGGAAGAAGGTCACCTTGGGGTTGCCGGTGAGGTAAACATCCTGTGCGCCGTAGGCAACGAGCTGCATAAGTCCGCCCGCCATGATAGCTTGGTACTCTTAGCCAAGAAAATAATTTAGACCACTGGGAAGGCGCGTTCGCATGTCCAAACCTTTTTGTCTAGTTACAGTAAATGGCTGACAATAATACTGAGATTGATAACATGGATGGTGATGACTTTGAGTGCGACGATGAAGATATGGAGATGATGGATCCAATGGAGGCTCTGGCTAACTTCCTGTCGACTGAGGATGGTGAGACGATTGCCACCTCCCTCGCCAGCCTGAAGGATGCAACCCAATCGATCGCCAAGCACATGGAGAAGCAGAACCTTATCCTGATCAAGATACTGACCGCCCTGACTGCAAAGCCAGTTCCAGCTCCAGCTCCAGAAGCGCAGACCTAAAAAAATGTGACTCTCTTGTACTATGACGAACATGTCCCAGGTGCACACAATTGACCGGGACCAACCACCTGAGCACGCACACGAAATTCGCATGGAAGTCATGCGCTCTGAAGTATCAACGCTCACTCCAGAGCGTCTCGAACATTTCATCGGTCAACTCGAGGAAAAGATGGGTCTCACCTGTAAAGGTGATCGGTTTGCGCCGCTCACCAATGGATTTAGACAATTTTTTCGAGACGACGAACTGGACCCGAATGGTATGCCCCAGAATGTAGATCTGGAGCGGATTCAGGAACAGAAGCGTCGCCTGGTAAACCTCTTCTCCGAGTTGTATCACCGTTCGAGTGAACTGGGGATCAAGGATAAACCTTCTGAGGATGTCAATGGTGACGAGTTTCGCGTCGCCTTTCGCCTGATGCGACTCATCGAAACCGCAGACGACGCCTACGAAATCATTTTCAGGTACGTTCGATCGTTTGAACGCATCAACAGTCCCACGTTTGCACCAATGTCCGGTGACATGGATTCGTCACTGTTCCGCTGCAAAACGATGGACACTGCTGACGAAGAGGATGATGCGAGTCCGTATCAACGTCTCTTGTTGTACCTTCTGAACAAGACGTACACACAAAAGATGAAGCGCTACAAGGGTCAGTGCTGTAAACAAATTGAAACGACCGAGGGTGGTCATCTGACTCGCGCGTGGAAGCCCGTCATGGAAATCAAAGAGTTTGTGTACTTTTACACACAAAAAGAGGACAAGTATGACATGTGGCGCAACATGACGAGCAAGGGCAGTATCGTTCGCGATACAGTCACTCACCTGTCAATGTGTCGTGACATTCAGTTTCCTGAGATTCACAAGAACCGAACAGTCTGGTCGTTTCAGAATGGCATCTTTGTAGGGAAGGAGTGGTCCGAGGATGAGTGTGGATACACGTCCAAGTTTTACCCATATGGTTCAAACGACATTGGAAACCTCGATCCGACAGTTGTGAGTTGCAAGTTTTTTGACCAGGAGTTTCCAGAGGAGAACATGTCTATCGAGACGTGGCAAGATATCAAGACGCCTGTAATTCAGTCCATCATGGAGTACCAACGATTTCCACAGGATGTTATGGACTGGATGTATGTGTTCATCGGTCGTCTTTGTTTTGACACGAACGATCAGGATGCCTGGCAGGTGATTCCGTTTCTCAAGGGTATCGCCGGGTCGGGCAAGTCGACAATCATCACCAAGGTGTGCAAGCGATTTTACGACTCTGAGGATGTGCGGACACTGTCCAACAACATCGAAAAGAAGTTTGGTCTGTGGTCGATTCACGACGGGTTCATGTTCATCAGTCCTGAGGTGAAGGGTGACCTTGCGCTCGAACAGGCTGAGTTTCAGTCGATGGTTTCAGGTGAGGATGTGTCCATCGCACGTAAGAATGAAAAGGCGCTGTCAATGACATGGAATGTTCCTGGTATTCTCGGTGGTAATGAGGTGCCAAGTTATCGCGACAACTCAGGGTCGGTACTTCGTCGTCTCGTGACGTGGAACTTTGCACGTATGGTTGCTCAGCCAGATCCGCAGCTCGACGGAAAGCTTGACGCTGAAATTCCAGTCATTCTGTGCAAGTGTGTTCGGGCATACCTGGACTATTCACGCAAGTACTCCAAAAAGGACATCTGGGGTGTGTTGCCTGCGTACTTCAAGACGGTGCAGTCTCAGGTGGCAACGGTGACCAATCCTCTTCAGCACTTTCTGGCGAGCGACAAGCTGGTGTACGGAGTGGACAAGTACATTCCCCAAAAGTTGTTTGTCCAGATTTTCAACCAGCACTGTCAAGAGAATGTGCTCGGTCGTTCAAAGTTCAACGAGGACATTTACGCTGGTCCATTTTCGTCTCGAGAAATTGATGTGAAGAGCGGCTCACTGACTTATCGCGGCAAGGCGTACGCAAACCAAAAGTTCATCTACGGAGTCGACGCAATTGAGGACAACTATACAGGAGAAGACCTAGACGTCTAGGACCAGCGGGAAGTCTGTCAGGCAGCGGACTTAAACACAACAAACACATAAAATACAATGGAAACTATGACTGCGCTGTTCAACGCGTGGGAGAATACGATTGAGACGTACAAGGATACACCGAATGTCGAAATCGAGATTCGTCTCGGCAAAGTGAATCGTGGCAAGTTTGATACAAATGTCGGTCAGCAAACGTTCGAAAAGGTTCTTCGCCGTCTTCGAAAGTTTGATGAGTGGGAAAGCACGAATGAGTCACAGTCAACTGTATATTATGACACGGCTGCGTCCAAACGTGTCGTGATGAATGATGTGACGGATGAGATGGAGTCGTGTGTCATCAAGAAGCGCATTCATGTGAATGATCAGCCTCTGAACGGGTTTCCAGTGGATGCACGTATCGGTATTTCTTCAGAGGTTCCGTATGACCGAAATGAAGACACTGATGAGAACTTTACTCGTGTCAAGAAGCGTAAGCGGTACTCTTTTGTGCGCAAGGGTCTTTCTATCGACCTTTCGGAGGTGAGCGGGGACGTAGACGACAAGGACAGCGAGGAGGCGACGGAGTACCAGATTGAGCTCGAGATTCTCGACCCGCCCAAGAATGCCGCAGAGCGCCACCAGGTGTTTAACATCATCTACAAGATTTCAGACATTTGCAAAATCATGGTGTAATCAGAATGTGTGTCCTGTCGCTACATTTATGCAACGCACGAGTCCAGATTCTCTTAAAAGTACCCGCATCTCTGTATAAAACGCAACTGTTGAACACGTAAAGAGATAATCACCATTTTCATAATACGTTTCAAGTGCGTGTGTCTTTTCATGTTCGTTGAAAACA